TAGAACTCGCGGAAACCAGCACGTGTTGCGATATCAGAGAATCTTTCGCCATACTCACCACGAGCAGAACCTTTACGGAAGATTTTGGTTCCATTGGTTAAGTATTTGTTGTCTAAGAACTTATAGTTATCATTGTTAACTAATTGAACGGTGTAGACAAATCCATCGCTCATTGGAAGGATATCATCAGCAGTGATATACAACTCGCAACCGTTAAACTTATCATAAGTGATGATATCACCATGACCAAATTCTCTACGGCTGATTTTGATTTTGAAGGTTGTACCATCAATACCTTTGTTGTAGTTTTCTGGCTCAATATCTTCAATAATGAAAGGAAGATCTTGTGACACAGGAGTTTGCCATTTGTATTCACCACGCGCATTATCAACCATGATAATGTTTTTACCACCAAAAGATGATAATTGGTAAAGAGGCATTTCTACTTTTTGTGCCATTGCCCAAATGTCTACTGGACCCATATCCATAGGTTCAGCATTTTTTAGCATACTCACTAAGTGATAAGAATCAACATGTGAACTCGCTTGATAGTTGGTATCTCTTAGGAAAATACCATTGTTTAAAACTGGAGTGCTCATTTTTTGTTTTTTGTTTTAGGTTGTTATTAATTATCGTTTAAAAAAGTTTTGACTTGGTCTTTGAAGCTTTTGTTGAGAAGACTGTTTCTTGTTATCCTGATCAAAATCATCAGATGTTGTAGAAGATATCTTATTTTTTTCTTCTGTTTTTAACATTCTAACTGTTTTCTCTGTTGCTTCTTTTTTGCCTATTTCTCTTACTTTGTTTCTATATGATTCAGGATCAGCTAGTAACCAAAGAGCTTCAGCGATTAAATCGTGTCTAGGTTCTACCCATTGATACTTCTCTAAAAGGTGTCCTAACATATTAGTAGGCTTACCTGATATAGAAGGATAATTAGGCTGTACTAGTCCAGCGTATAATAAACTCTGTGTTTTTTTATCTAACTTGATACCGTTAATTTCTGCAGGTTCAAGGACTTTATACACATTATTCATATACATTTGTGCTTGAGCGGCTTGTTGTTTACGCATCTGCTCTTGTTGTGCTAACTGTCTAGCTACAACTTGTTCTTGCATAGCATCCAACTTTGGTTTAAATTTCTTAGCTTTAGCACCTAACTCATCACGGTCTTTCCAACTGGTAATTTCCTCTTCAATTTCTTCAGCGGTACCAAATTGGGTTGCGTGCAAGTAAGATCTAACAATTTGCTCCTGATCATTATCTTCAGAAGGATCTAATTGTCTAACCTCTTCTACTTGGGCCAGGGTTCTAAATAAGCCTTTTAAATCCGCACCACCATCAGCTACATATTTTGCTGCAACTTGTAATTCTACTGGCAAACTATCAAAGAACTCAAGAGGAATCTCTTCTCTTGCTTTTCTTTCTCTTTCTTCAAAGTTTGCTTCAAATAACTCTTCAAAATCTTGAACAGTATATTTTTCTAAAGGTTTATCATCATCAAATGGAATAAGCTTCTTCTGGTCGATAAGCTTTTTAGCAAGCTCTAACATACCATTCTTATCCATCTTAGGACGACCACCTTTATCAGAACCATCGGGTGATAATAATGCATCTATGTTTTTATCATCGTCATCATCACTTGCCGGTGCACCACTTGTAGTAGTTGTTGAAGCACTTGCTTGTGTAGATGCTGGTGAAGAACTACTAGAGTCATCATCGTCATCATCATCCTTATCAAGGAACGTCATATCTACTGGTTTTGAAGTAAACAAGTTAGGTTTTTTAACTTCTTTGCTTCCACCCTGATCTGGGACCATCACACTTTCTCCTGTGGGAGATCCTAAAATCGAGTCTAAATCTGCTACATCTACTGTACTAACAGTAGTTGTACCGTTGTTGTTATCTGCCATATTTGTTGGTTTTTGTTACTGACAATTATAATAATCTCAAATATACGATACTTAAACTTAATATAGTTAAAATGATATAGCGCAAAAGAAAAAATTTCGCATTATATCACTAAGTTACTTTTTCTTCTCCTTATTTTTTTGTTTTGCTTTCTCGTCATACTTGTTTTTATTCTCTCTAGCTATCTGTAAATCAACATCTTTAAGGTTTCTTTGATTCTGTAACTTTTCTCTTTCTAGATTTACTTTTTCTCTAAACTGGGATTGTTTATTAACCTCTTTAGTTTTATCAAAATTCATGATTTGATTAAACTCATTAGACTGTTGAATTTTATCTAGAGTATCTTGGAAATCACTCTGCATATTCTGATTAATATCTTGCATAGCACCATAGCCTGCAGATTTAATCTCAGCAACCAAGATATCTTTTCTTCTATTCTTTTCTTCTTCAAGAGCTTTAGCATCAAGCTCCATTTGTTTTTCTTTGGTACGCTGTTCAACTTCCATCTGCTTCATCTGTTGCTCATGCTGCATTTGTTCTTGACGAGCTGCGTTAGCTTTATCTTCTATTCCTTTCAATGTAGAAGAAAGCTCAGATAAAGAGTTACTTTGTATAACTTCACCAAGATCATAGATACTTGCGCCGGCTGTATTATTACTCATAGCCAATTGACGCATTTGTTCTAGTAATGCTCTATGATTGGATCTAGTTGTAGCGTAAACATTTATATCTCTTAGCAATAAAGTAGTACCATTTATCTCAAAGTTTACTTTTTCTTCTTTGCTAGTCATGTATTGTAATCTTAAAGAAGGTTTTTTAGAATGGTAAAACTGTGCTAAATCAGTTCTCATCTGGTGTACTCTAGGCATTAGATAATCAGAGTGTTGTATAAAATACATCTCTGTTTGAGCATAAGATCCAGCCACAGCTTGTTCTATACCTTTAGCTGTTTCAGTTTGTCCTATTTGCTGACCCATTCTCTGAGGAGTAATACCTATAACTTCAAAAGCTTGTTGCTTAAAATAGTTAGCCATCTGAATCCTAGACATCATCCTTTGAGTTTGCTCTAGATTCATCACTTGGAAGTGTTGGAAATTTAAAGCATTTTCTGTATTAGTGATGCTCGTATCTAGAGGTAGCATTTGGAAATTCTTCATTGCTACATAGGCTTTTGCTAAATTATTTTTACCCCAATCTTCACCCAAGGAATGTCTAGGTAAAGCATTCTGATCCAACATGATCACGGTGCCCAATTCATCTACCAGGATATCTGCTATCTGATTGTTAACAATGTTGTATCCAATCTGATAAGGTTTCATCAAATCTACTAAAGCTGTAGATCTAGTATTTCTATCTCCAAATACAGATCCTTCTACCGGCAATTTGCATCCATACAAAGTATTATCACCTTTGAATTGGAATCTAAGTGGACCAATAACATTTTTATCAATGCCTAGGTAAATAGGATTTACACCACCTGGATTATTCATACCCCAGAATGTAGGATGATTAGGGCCAATTTTTACTCCGCCCCAAGTTTGATTAATCCAAATCCAATCTATATGCTCTCCAAATACTAAGGTGTCTTTGTTTTTATTTTTAACAAGCATGTTGTTATAAACAGGCTTATCTGTTACTTTATAAGTTTCATCTACTACATCAGTAATAACTTCACCTGCTTCTGTAACTCTAGTTAGATGACCTACTTTACGCTGAGACTTCCAATAACAAGTAGTTACACGAAGCATGTAAGCCATACCCATATCAAAGTAATCTTCCGATTCACCCATGATCCAGTTAACAATATCTCCACCATTGTAGACAAAATTATCCCACATAGATACAAATTGTCTATAAGCTAATGATGGCATATTAACATTCCACTCATGGCTTTTTGTAGCATCGTAATAAGCACCATCATTTTGGTATCCTTGAATAGGATAACCAGCTGATCTAACCGGGTAGATAGCCTCTATAGATTCTAACTGCTCTTGGTTCATGATATAGCCGTACTTGTCTATAACATCTGCCACAGTCATCATCTCAATTTTACCAACCCAATTACCTTGGGAGATATATCTTACATCAGGTGATTTATGGTAGAAAGTTAATACAGGATTCCACAATTCTACATCATAATCATCTTCCATCATCCTAAAGTGCCAGAATTCTCTATCAGTAATTAAGCTATCTCTGAATCCTCTTTCTTCTAGCTCATCCATTCTAAATCTTTCTTCATCAATAGCTAACTGATGAGAAGCCCATTCTTCTGCAACATTTCTGTAGCTTTTGCTAAAAAAGTCTTGAATCTCTGGTAATGTTTTTAGATTTTCGGGAGCCAATTGTTGTTGCATCTGCTGTTGCATCTCAGGATCATTAGGATCTGCACCAGATTCTAACATCTTAGTTATCAACATATTTTGAGCATCTTCCAATAATACAGCTTCAATAGCTGCGCGTTTCTGCTCCATCAATTCGTTGTAAGAATACTCATCAACAGCTGTAAAAGATATCTTGCTATTTCTTTTAGCAAACTCAGCTGTCATGGTATTAATAACATTAGGAATAATTGGATAAAACTTTAACTCTAAAGCTGTTGAATCATCTTTAGTTAAAGTCTCAACCAGATCGCGCATCTCGTTATCTTCTTGAACAATATAATCAGTTTTATCAATGATCCCTTTAGCAAGCTTATAATTTTTCATAAGCCTTCTAGCATTTCTTCTGATTTGCTTAAGACCTTGCCACTCAAGCCAGTCCATGTTCCAAGACACCCATTCTTTGTCTTTTTCACTTCTTGGAATAAATTGAACAGGTTGAGTAATACTACCCATCCTGTTATACTCAGCTTTAGCTCCTGATTTGAGCTGCATTGCATTTAATACTTTCATCTTATCTTATATTTTTAAACATATTTCTTGGAGGCTTACCACCGGAAATAGAATTCCCCTTCCCCATATGGCGAAAAGGACTGCTCACTAATTTATATAAATTATTCTCTTTTTGCAAAGATTTTGTTTGTATATGTTCAACTCTTTTCTTTAGACCCCTATTAGATTGCTGAATCTTTGCAAAAGCAATCAAAGCAGCTAAAGAAACTAATCTATCGACATTGACACCATCATCATAAGCTTCCATCTCTTTCATGGCCATAACATCAGGTATCCTTGATATACCATAGGTTCTTTTTACCACTGTTCCATCTTCCTTGGTTTCAACATCAATCTCTTCTTTTAAAAATTCAATAAGATAACTAAGTAAGTGTGTTTTAAATAAAATACCAGTATTCTTCCAGCCATATTCTTGATAAACATTTCTATTAGCTCCAAGGTCTTTTAGAAACATTATTTGATCTTTAGGTACTAGGTATTTTTGTTTATGCTTACTAATCATATATTGAATGAACAAAGATATATTGTTTTCTATGATTGTCCATGCATTATACCATTCAATTATTAACTCTAATCTTTCATGGGTTCTATTTATATCGTCAAATCTACCACACCAGGCCGCAACAATTTTATCATGTTCTATAAAAGTTTCTACTAATTCTCCTTTAATTCTCTTTACTTCTACAGCTCTTTTGTAAACATAGATGGAACAAAGAGATTCTGATGTAGTTGTTTTACCTTCTGATACTGGGTCAATTGATGCGTAGTATGTGCCCCATTCAGCATTTTTATCGGGTTTTTCCCAGACAACTATTGCACCTGTTTTATCTTCTGTGTCTTTAGTTATTGGAAACTCAGATATAGGTATTTTATTTGTAAGCTTATGTTCTATCTTGTTATCTACTAGATTCCTGTGTAACTCTACAAGCTCATATGGAAAATCTTTATCAAGTATTTTTCTTTTATGAGTGCCTACTAATTCCATTGGAAATATAGAAACTTTTCTATAAGCAAATGCTTCGCTTATATTAATTGGGTGCTGAGATATACGAAGCTGATATTTTTCTGGAGATAAATCTTTTTTCCAAGTTTTTCTCATAATAGCAATAGCTTCTAAAGCTTCTTCTACTTTAGAATTACCATACTCATCAATGTAAGGAGGCATAGACCACTGCTCTGGAATAAATAATCCGGTGATTGCTACAGTGCCCTGATCATCTAGTAGATTTGTTTCTACTCCATATATATCATTAGATAAAGGTCTAAGTATCATTTCTTTTAAAGGAACACACTGATCTAAATCACCCACAGATCCTGCTGCAATAAATAAACCTGTAGTCATATGACCAGATTGTAGAGCAGGTCTAAGGAACTCATAAGTCTGATCCATCTTAGGAGCAATACCTGCTTCTTCGTGGAAGAATATGGTACAAGGTCCACCGACACCCGCCGTTGGATCTTTCTCAAAAGTTAACATGGACATTACACCTTTTAAACCTTTTAAGAACTTTCTACCTTGAGTGCTCATCTCTTCTATCTGCTGTTGCCAGTTACCTATTTTACCAGGATTCATTGGTCGGTACCAAGCCGTATGCTGATTTAAAAAAGATCTATATTCTTCTAGAAATTTCCAAGAACCTTTCTCATTAATATAATCTTTTAAGCTGGCGCCCATTTTAAGAATAGGTGTTTCTTCAAACCAAAGAGTATTAATAAGTTTAGCACAGTGAAAATAAGAAGAAGCTATCTGTCTTTTCTTTAGAATAGCAGCATGCTTATAATTTAACTCAGCTAGTAACTCATATAGAGCCATATGATACTGAGCATCCCTGATAGAAGCAAAGTCAAACTTTTTTTGCTCTTTATCATTGATTCTTAAAAAGTTAAGGAACATGTAATAGTCTCTAGGTATATACCAAACTTTACCATTGTTTTTATAAATAGCTCCTTTTCTACACTTTGTTTTTTGATCGTCCCAATAGTTTATAAAGTCTCTGCTTTTAAAAGGTGATCCACAATAAAATCCATTTTTATTAAAATTCCTAGCTTGCTGATTAAACAATAAAGATGTTTCATCAAACTCGTATTTACCAGGTTCTTTAAAACAAGTATGGACAAATTCTCTAAAGTCATCTCTTGTTTCAAAAGATGTTGTTGTCCAGGTACCGTTTTCCCAAGTAGGAACTTCTATAAAAGGATTACTCATGTATCATTTTTTTAATAAGAGCTTTATCACCATTAGTCTTCAAAATTATATCCACTAAAGTACTATGCTTTTTGGAAGTAATTTTGTTTACTAATTTACCATTAAAATAATCTATTGAATCTTCTCTTTTAAAAGCAGTCCAAAGATTTTGAATATGGTTATAATGGAATAACCAGTCATAGAGGTTGTTTTTATTTTTCATATTATTGATCATAAGCTAAATCTGCGCCACCGCGGTTTCTACCTTTTTGTTCTTCTTGCAAGTCCTTAAAGATACCTTTAAAAGAGTTGCGTATAGCCTCAAAGTTTTTAGCAGCTGCTAACACTGCAGGCAAGTTTCCATCTCTACCATGGGTAAGCGGTGTATTCTCCATGTAGTCTGCTAGTCTATCCATCATCTTGGCCATCCCACTATAAGCTCTAAGTGTAGGAGTTTCATATAACTTAATACACTTTTCTAGAGCCTGTACAATTTCATCTTCGTCTGTAGAAAAATCAGCATCTATTTCTTTTAATATCATATCCTCTTTTTCATCTTCCGGCATATTAAAAAAAGGATTTAAATCTTCATTTCTACAGCTCATATAAAACAAATACTTATAAACTGTGAGATAGTCATCAGGATGTTTATCCATAATAACTTTTAAAAAGTTAAGAGAATAACAATGCTCTGTTGGTATAAGTTTATCTCCTTGTATATCGAATAGTTTTATCATGTTTTTGTTTTTTAAGTTTTTCTACCGTTGGGCAAGAAACACTTTTAGGTTTTTTATCTTCTATTTTATTTTTCCAAAATTGTTGTTGCTGATATTCATCATTGCTCATTTTATACCTCTTACTTCTCGGTTATGTAATATTTTAAATTCTTCATAAGGAATATTTAAACAATAGGCTACACTATATGGTAAAACTACAATTGTATAAGGTTCAAGTTCACCATCTTCTGTATAGGATTCTCTATAAGCAATAACGCTGAATAAATCTATTGTGCAATTTGCAATTATTAATTGTTCTATTCCTAAATCTTCTTTTAGCTTAATGTTTTCTAACACTACTTCAAAATCTGTCATAATCTATTTTTTAATTAAGTTATTTCTATTATCATGTAACCAATTGATCATATCAATTACTTCTTTCTTCAAATAAGGTAAATCATATGGAACAATGTTTTTTACTATTGGTTCTCCTTTATCATTTCTTTTTGCTACAGGATAACCATATTCATCAATTGATTCTGATTCAAAGATAATATGATGAATTTGAATTTTACCAGAATTATATCGCGGATTGTGTTTTAATATTATATACATATACACACTCAACTGTAAAGCATAGTGATTGTAATTACAATTGTCTAGATGGTTGCAACAGTGCAACATCTTTTCTTTTTTACCTTCCCAATTTTTAAAACTTTCTGTTTTTATTTCTTTGTTGGTTTTGTAATCGTATATATCTACAAGATTTTTAATTACTTCTACTCTATCAGATTGGCCACAAATACCAGCAGATTTTAAATAAGCAAAATGCTCAGGATAAATTCCTTCTACTAGTTTTTGCTCTGGAGCTATCTTAAGATCTCCTTCATAGATAGGTCTTATTATTGAAAGATCTCGTCCTGCTCTATTAATAGTATTGTGTCCCAGAGTATCTTCTTCTCTTTGGTTATGATACCAGGTTCCTAAATCAGTAGCTCTTTTACCTTCTTTTTCCCATATAGTTTCTATAACCTCTGGGGATAAACCGTACCACTTAGATTTTCTATTTCCTGATGCTTTTAATGCTGCAGCTTTTGAATCAAACTGAGGTTTAAATTGAGAGATAAATGTTGTAACACTTATCCAATCTATATTTTCATTAGGATCAAGACTCTGATACTTGTGATTTTGTGCTTGAAAAGTTACTGACATTTTGAGTTGGTGTTTGAGTTGGTTTTAAATTACTAGTCTTTATCAGGATCATAGTTTATTTTAGCATAGTAGATGTCTTCTTCTGCATAGGTCATAAGAGCTTTCCATTTAGGACCTTTTGGATGTGGACACTCTGAAGCTAGTGATCTTGCTTTTAGAGATAACTTACAACCACATTCTCCACAACAAGGTTGGCTTCCTGGTAAAACACATTTGGATCCTTCCCTGTCTACTAATTCACAATCATCACAAATAGCTAATCTATCAAAAGCTATTCTTTCTATTTTAGGATGTTTTATCCAAGTATTTCTAATACCCTCTATAATTTGTTTTCTATTCTTCCAAATTTTTATGAGATTCATTACTTTGTTTTTTAGATTTAACTTCTTTCTTTTTCACCTTATCTTCTTTTATAACTTCTACAAGTTTTAAAAGATTTTCTAATCTCTTTTCTATTTCAACTTTCCACTGATGTTTGAGAAAAGTCATATTCTCAGGATCATTATTTTCTAAGAATGTTTTATGCATATTCAAGGTTTCTTCTACCAGGGATTCTTTAATCCTAAAAGATCCAAACTTTGCAACTACAACTCTAGGAGATTTAGTTTCTGTCAGCGCTTTTCTTACTTCCTTCCAATAAATATCAACTATATCTTGCACTGTATTTTCAGATACCTCAAATTCTTTAGCAACTTCAGGTATAAAACTATTACTTTTTCTAGGCAGCAATGTATACAAATTTAAAATCCAAACAAATATTACCATCGGCCTGTATCTTAAGCTCAGGATTCAATGATATTTTCTTTTTGTTTTTACCTTCTTTTACAATAAAACTGGTTTTCTCCATTTTTGTTAAACAGTTTCTAACAGATTGAGTTGTTTTAAAAATCTTTTTGTTAGAAGCTTGTACGCAAAAATCTGCTAAGTCAAATTCACCTGTAACTCCTAGTAGAGTAAGGCAATCCAACTCAGCCTCACTCATTACTATTTTATTAAGATAGCAATGAGTAAGCAGCTGAAATTTAACAATATCCCAGAGATTAAGCTTTTGACGCTTGTCAACTAGATTAACTTTTGGCATTGATAAAATTTTTAATTACTGAGTTTTTAATTTTCTTGACTTAGGAGCCTGCTCAACAGGTTGCTCTTCTTCCTCTGGTTCTACCTCTGCTGGAGGAGGATTAGTCAAATTTGCACCTCTAACAATAGCTACCAGTCTTCTTAATCTAGCTTCTTCAATATCGGCTAGTAAGTTATCATAATGTTTTCTTTTTTCTAAAAGAGGTATTTCCTCTTCATAAAACTGAAGCATAATTTCCCTTTGTTTTTGGATTTCTTCAGGGGTTGCTTGTCTGTCTTGCGCGTTGGTTTCTTCTGACATGGCTATAATATTTTAAATTAAACTTAGACAAATATAATAAGATAAGTTTAAACTTCCAAGAGTTAAATAAAAAAAATCCCTAGATTTCTCTAGGGAGCAATTTAAAATATGTAGTAAGTAATTATTCTTCTTTCTTATCTTCTGTAAAGAAGTTTGTAATAAACTTACCAGCTACACCTAATACAAAAGCTACTACAATTATAGCTTTTACTTCTTTAGGGGTAAAGATTTCTTTCATCTTATCATACTCTAATAGAGCACCTGCTGTTATAAAAGTCCCGGTAGCTAAGATAGCATCACCAATCTTTCTCCACTTTTTAGGAGTTGGAGCCCAATATTTATCTTTTAGTTTCATATTAGTGTTTTACTGCTGCTTGTAATTGAATTTGAACTAGTTGCTCAACACTTGCTGAGAGTTTTGTTACTGTTTGTGCTAGTGTTCTTAGTTCTAACTGAGTAGTTTGCTCTAGTCTTTTTACATCACTGTTAAGCTGTAGTTCTACTAGCTCTATTCTACCTTTGTTTTTACCAACCTCTTCTATTGCTTTTTTAGTATCACCGTGGATTATCTTTAAAAAGTATCCTAATATTAAGAGTAGGATTCCAATTAATCCTCCTGCTATACCCATAATAGTTTCTGCTAATTCCAATGTCATATGCATAATAAATAAATATATAATAATATAACAAATATAATTTATATTTCAAAGGAATGCAAACAAAAAAAGGTAGAGATTAATCTACCTTTTCTAATGTTTTTTCACTTGTCTTTTCTAGTTCTTTAGCTATTACTATTAAAGCTGTTTGAACTGCTTGGTGATCTTTAAGATTACCTACAAAAGCTGCTGCAACATTTTGAATAATTTTGAGAGCTTCTTCTTTAGACATTTGAACTTGTTCACTCATGGTTGTTGGTTTTTAATGAGCAAATATAATAATTATATTGATTTTACAAAAGCAGGATCTCCTAATAAAAGATTACTAGATTGTCCTGGAGTTAATATATTTTGTATACTAGGATCTCCTTTGGATATTCCATTAGGTAAACTGTTAATATATCTTATACCTCTTGTGTTTGTAGAGCTTTTTTTAGAATCAGTTATTAATAATAATTGTTGTGGTCTTGATAAAGTGCAATTAGTAATATTTACAAACTTTGCTATTTTCTCAAAGTTATCAGTAAATGTTACAGTATAATTTGATGCAACAGTAGAAGCAACTATTGTTTTAACATTAGGTGTTCCACAAAAAAACTCATTCATAGTTAGTGAAGCTGCATTACCTAAAAGTACACTTCTCCAAGCAGTTTTGTGCATATTTGTAAGAGTATGATTGAAACTTTGATTTAAGTATAAATCACATTTACTTGCATCAATATTACCTCTTATTAAGTTTATTATTCTTGCTGCTCCATTTGCAAAATTGATAGGAGTGCTAATGGTTATTTTACCACCAGTATCAAAGTACAAATTTGTATTTATAGGATAAATTATATTTAAACTTGATATAACACCATTACCTACCATATAAATATTTCCTGCTCCTTGAGTTGATGCAGGCGCATTAAAAAATACACTACCACTAACATAAACTGTTCCTGTAATTGAAGAAACACCTGTATTACCACTATATGTTAAATTATTTGAACAATAAATTATTCCTGAATATGTTATTGTTGTATTTGTTGCTCCAGAAGAAGAATTATTTATATTGCAATTTCCGCAATAAATATTAAAAGCACCGCTTATGGTTCCTTGACCACCACAAGTAAAAGTGTTTGAAATATATAAATTATTTGCTAATGTCATAGTATTTGCTCCACTACTAGCAAAGAAAAAATTATTCCAAGTAATATTAGGAGTATTTATTGTAGCATTTACAGTTTGAAAAGTATTAGAATTTGTAATAACATCTCCTAATGTATGTGTTAGTGTACCTGTAGCATAATAAACATTAGCACCTAAAGTAAGAGTGCCACTTGCTTTGTTTATTGTAAGGTTATTTGATAGATATACCGCAGAACCATGCGACCAAGTTTGGCTTCCTGTACCATTAATAACTATCGGAGTAGATGCCCCACTTGTTGTTATATTAATTGCTAAGTTTCCTTCTACATTTACAGTAAAAGCCCCAGCAAATGCAACTGTTGTGGTTTGAGTAGTCAAATCACCAAATGTTGTATTGCTTTGTATAGTAGTGTTATTACCTAATCGAATAGGTATTGATGAAAAAGCATTTGATATATTTAAAACACAAGATGTAAAAAGTATATAATTATTACCTGTTCCTGATATAGCAACATTTCCTGATACATGAGTTATCGTTGTTGTTTGAAAACTTGGATAAGTATTTTGTCCACCAACAACATTTGTTGTAAAAGTGCAAGTTCCTGATGTATTTATTGTAGTAGATAATGAATATCCTCCAGAATAAACTGTTCCACCAGCTAAATAAAAAGTACTATTTCCAGTGTATATTAAAGTGCAATTTCCACTAAAACCTGAACCTTGTCCAATACCTATACTTACCGTATTACTTACTGTTATATTTCTTAAACCATTTAAAGCAACAGCTCTTCTGTTTGTTATTCCAGGTTGGTCAGGATATGTTAATGATGTAATGTTTATATCATTAGGTAATGTTATATTAATATTTGAGTTTCCAACAACACTTGTATTACTTACAATAAAACCGCCAGTTGGATTAAATAATCCTGTACCACTAAAAGTTAAAACTAAACCACCACCTAATCCTGTTGCACTAAAAGTTCCTGCTATATTAAAATCACTTGTTAATGTTAGAGATACAGCTCCACTATTTATAGTAACATTAAACCAATTAATTCCATTAGTATTTAATATTGTAGATGCTCCAATATTTAAAGTAGAGCTTCCTGCATTTACTGTTCCACCACTTGCGACATAAGTTAATGTTCCTGTATTATAATTTAGTGTTCCTGATAAAGTAAGAACACCACTTGATTTATCAATAGTAAAATCATTTCTAATCTGATGACTACCACTTGCTGTTAATGTTTGGGTAGCTGTGCCAGTTATTTTTATTGAAGCACTACCTGTATAAGTACCATTACCCGAAATAGTAACATTTCCAAATCCTTGAATTTCTTGTGTAGGGTCAAAAACATTATTCCTTGTTATTATAGGACTTGTAGTAGAAGATAATGTTAATAAAGCATTTATTTTAAAAGTATCTAATAAATTAACTTGTGGTGATGTAGCACCAATAGTTATTGGTATATTCCAATTAGTATTTGCTGTTGTTATACTTTGTGTTGTTGTGCCACCTATAATTATCCCACTTGTTCCTGCATAACTAAAAACTGATGCGCTTCTTGTTAGATTTCCAGTTATTGTAAGATTAGCATTAAAAGTTATAGTATTTGTATAACCTGTAAAATTTATATTAACACATTGAGCAGAAGAACTTATTGTTACTTGACCTGATATTCCATTTAAAATAACATTATCAGTAATTAAAGGAACTGAACCTCCTACCCAAGTAGAACCTACATTCCAATTACCACCACCTGCTGCTGCTATAATAGTAGCCATAACTTATAATTTATTAATAATCTCCTGCGTAAGGTGTAGCATCTAATTGATCACCAGAAGCATATGCTGTTACTCCATTACACATAGTAATAACTAATTTTTGTGTAGATTTTAAAATTATTGGTTGATCAAATGTAATCAATGTTGTAGGTCTTACTGTAGTATTTGTAACATTGTTTGCTACCATACCTGAAAAAAGATATTCAGTAATAACTCTTGGATTAGCATTTGCTGCTATATCACAAATAAATATTCTTACTATTTTATTAGTAAAAGATGCAGCTGCAGCTGTTACTGTAGCAGATGCAGTTAATCTTACACCATCTACTCTTGTACCATTAGTTCCTGCTACTACTAAATCAAATGAGTCAGGTGTTCCAGTAGTTGTTAAAGTTGTAGTACTTGTATTATAAGCTGTTAATCTTGCCGGTGTTATATCACCTGATAATATAAATATTGGAGTTGTATTTGCTGCCATGTTATATTGTTTTTGTAAAGTTAAATAAAATTATAATAATTAAATAATGCTGCTGATGCTGATGAACCGCCTCCTCCAGATATTGTAGAAGGAACTAGTAAACCTAAACTTGTTAATGCATTAGCTATACCTTGAGCATCTGTTACTGGTCCTGGTTGTACTACAGGAGGATTTCCAAAGAAAGATAACTTAGCTCCTGTAAAACCTATTGTTGTACCTGCTCCACTACCAATACTCATATAGGTTCCTAAAGGATAATCAATAGCATCTCCTTCCATTATAAAGTTACCTTTAATACCTAACGCAACACCTACTCCTGTAGTATTAGTTATTGGAGGATTAACATAAAGTGTAATAGGTGTTCCATCCCAAGTACTAGGAGGACCTGGATATGTAACAGTATAATTAGGTGATAAAATTTCAATCTCTTTTTGAACATCTCCCGGAGCATTAGGCGCGGTTGCTGATGGCCATTCTTTTGTACCAGGATCTATAATCATAGATGATATAGGACCTGATTGATTAGTATTATTAGGATTAGTGTATCTAAAGTTTGTTATAGTCGAGGTAGAAGAAGCTCCTTTTAACTCTAATATATCTACTCCGTTAAACTGAACTTTAGTAGTACCATCTGCTGCAGTATTATTGATAAGGACCGTATCAGTACTAGTTGATCCTACAAATCCTATAGTAGATATGTTTAATTGACTAGTAGTTAAAGTATAAGTTGCAAGATCAACATTAGCTGTAGCTCCTATGTAAGGAACATAACCTGATAAAGATCCTGAAGTAAGATACCCTGCTGGGTTACTAGATAAAGGATAATAAGTTAATGCTGCTGTAGCTACATCTAATATTAATGAAGTATCTACTGATAAAACATTAGGTGTTAATTCTAATAGACCATAACCAGCTGTTACAACTTGTGCAGCATTAAATACTACATAACTTATAGGGTCGGTTCCAACTATAATAGTTCCTGTTGTATTAAGTATATAACCTAATCCACCATTATTTGTTCCTTGTTGTACAAAACAAAAATCACCATATGCTAATTCACCACTAGGTGAGTTGTCTGCATCCGGTGCTCTTTCTAGTTCAAAAGGTGTTGATCCATCCCCGGGAACATTAACTACATAGATACCATTTTCTAATCCTGATACTTGATCTTTAATTAATACTCTTTCTCCACCTGTAAAAGTTACAGTGTCTATACTAAGAGCTCCCGGAGCTGTTGCTATTAAAGTTGCACCTACTCCAGCAATACCATTACTATAAATAACCGATGGTAGAGGAGCTGTTGTAGCAGCAACTACTGGAGAGTGAAAATTTAAACCTATTGCTAGATTGTCTACATATTGTTTAGTAGCAGCACCTAGTGCTGTTGTGGGATCTGCATTTAATATTAAATCACCAAGCATAGTATCACCTGCTAGATTAACAGGTGTATAACCTAAACCAGCAGTAATAGTAGTAAAAGTAAGGTCAGTAACTAAATCAAGCTGACCTGATATAGGATTATATTTATATGCCATTATTAAGTGTATTGAATATTAGTTACATTATCAGTTGCAAGATAATAAGTAAATATTTCTGTTATTGTTTCACTACCTATAAGTGTTGTTCCTGTATGTATAACAGTAGATACTCTAAAATCTCCAGTTCCAGGATCTATATAAGTAATAGCTCTATTGTAATCATCTGCACCTTTTATTCTTTCTATCTTAGATGTTACATTGTTTTTAACATCTACTAGGGTCAGTTCTGTAGCTAATGTAGATAAAGCAACATCTAGATTA